GATTTACACACAGGGAAATTTTGAAAGGGGTAATTAGGTGGCAAAACTAAAAGGAATAACAAAGAAAAAATCGCGGTTAGAAATGCTTAAAGCACTTGCTTTGGTTCTTGCTGATCAGATTGATTCTGGATTACCACCTAAAGATTTAGGACCAATTGCAAAACAGTATCGAGAAACAATCAACGAGATAGAACAGATAGAAGGGATGACTGATAGTGATGATGAAATCAGTGAAATCTTGTCAACGAGAGAAGCTGATGGGAAGTCAGGAGCCGTCCGTTAGAATCGTTCCAGATTACGAATACTCAGATGGTGATGATGCTGTTAAGATATTAAAGATTGGTAAGCTTCGCCCTGATCCGTGGCAAGAGAATGCAATGCTTGATTGGATGGGACGCAACGAAGAAGAACTATGGTCTTCTTCTACATGTGGACTATCTGTTCCTAGACAGAATGGAAAAACACTAAATGTTTCTGGGAGAAGTGCAGCTGGCATGATTCTATTCGGTGAATGGGTAGTATATACTGCTCATTCACAAAAAACTGCAACCGAAACATTTTTGGAATTGCGAGGACTATTTGAAAGTCCGAAATTAAGCAAATATGTACGAGAGATTAGAAATGCTTTAGGTAGAGAACAAATTATTTTAAAAAATGGTGGAAGGATTGTTTTTGTAGCCAGAACAAGAAATGGTGGTCGTGGTCTTCATGGCGACCTTTTAATTTTCGATGAAGCACAGGAACTGACGACAGAACAACAAGCTTCATTTCTTCCTGCACTTGCAGCAAGTAGAAATCCACAAACTATTTATATTGGGACTCCACCGGATGAACATTGCGAAGGCACTGTCTTTAGAAAGATTCGAGATAAAGCAATTAGTGGAAAGAGCGACAGCACATCCTGGTCTGAGTTCTCTGAAAAAGAAATAGGAGATGTGAACGATAGAAGCAGATGGTACAGAACGAATCCGGCACTTGGAAGACGAATCTTAGAAAGTACAATTGCTTCTGAATGTGAACAGATGGATGCTGATACGTTTGCGCGTGAACGATTAGGGTGGTGGTCTCCAATTTTAGAAAATAAAGAAGAATATGCAATTGATAAAGATGCATGGAATAAATGCATTTCGGATGAAAGTAAGCCAGAAGGTAAAACGGCGTATGGAATCAAATTCTCTATTGATGGAACCGAGGTTTGTTTATGCGGTGCTGTGATTCCGGAAAATGGTCCTGCAAGAATATCGCAAATTGAAAGAAAGTCCACATCACAAAGCACACGATGGTTAAGCGACTGGTTAAATGAACGATATCATGATGCATCTTGTGTAGTGATTGATGGTCGAAATGGTGTTGATTTATTAGTTGACCGAATCTCCGAAACATGGAGATTAAAGTCGTCAATAATCAGGCCAAATGCAAAGGATATGATTTCGGCAGCAACTTTATTAATTGATAGTGTTAACGAAAATAGTCTTACATGGTATCGATACCAAGAAGATTTAAATGATAGTGCCATAAATTCAACCAAGCGTTCTATTGGTGGTGGATATGGTTTTGGCGGTAGTAATTCAATCCCTATTGAGGCATGTGCATTAGCGTTATGGGGAGCAAAAACAAGTAAACGAGATCCAAAACGCAAAATGCGAATTGGTTAGGAGGGAAAATGAATTTCACGTTAGGAATTGGAAAAATACACGGTCTACCATCTGTTGAAGAGGTAAAGCTAAGAAAATTAATTAAGCTTTGGGATAATCATAAAAGTAGCAATGATAAGAAGAACCGATATTACGGTGGACATGTTAGATTATCTGATGTCAATTTGGGAATTGCACTTCCAAATGGATTAAATAGTCTTGAAATCGGATGCGAATGGGGAGCAAAGACAGTTGATGTGTTAGCTGCACGTTCTATGTTTGACGGCTTTGTTAGTTCAAACGGAAAAAACAATGAATTATTGCAGAAGATAATGAGTGATAATCGTTTGATATCCGAATACATGAAGGCATGTAAAGACCAACTCAAATATGGATGCACTTTTGCTACATTATCAGCAGATGAGGATATTGGTTGCAAAATTCGCTTTCACTCACCATTGACTGCTTCTGCAATTTGGAATGGAGAAAAGGGAAGAATTGATTGTGGAATTGCTATTATCGATACAAAAATTGATAACAAGGACCAAACGTATAAACCTTCACATGTAAATTTATATACAGACACTGATATTTGGGAGCTTACTAAAATTTTAGACTCTAATGAATGGAAGGCAGAGAAATTCCCACATATAATGGGTAGACCGCTGATGGAGCCTCTTGTATGGAATGCCACAAGTGATAAGCCGTTTGGTAGATCAAGAATCAAAGAACCGGTTAGACGATTGATTGAAGGATATGTTAGAACGGTTGCCAATGCATCGATTGCATTAGAATTTTCTACAACTCCGCAGAAATATTTACTGGGCATAACAGATGAGCAATATGATGCATTGATAAATGAAAAGTTCAAAACATATGTTGGTTCAATCATTGCTGGTACAACGAATCCTGATACTGGCCAAACTCCTGAATTTGGGCAACTTTCGCAAGGAACATTAGAACCACACGTTCAAATGTTGCGTATGCTGGCGACACAATTTAGTGCTGCAACTGGATTGACAGTCACTGATACAGGCGTTGTAAATGATGCTAATCCTACATCAAGTGATGCGATTCTTGCACAATCTCAAACGCTTGTTTTACTTGCGGAGCAATTAAATACGACTAATAGTGATTCTCTAAAGGTTATTGCTAGAATGGCGCAAGCTATAGTCCGTGGAGTAGAACTAGATAAGCTGACAGATGAAGAAGAAAGTATTGTTCCACATTTTAAAAATCCAGCAATGCCATCTGTATCTGTTACAGCAGATGCAGCTGTAAAAATTGCAAGTGTTCGCCCGAACTTTAGTCAAACAGATACATTCTTGGAAATGGTTGGTTTTGATCAGGCAGACATCCGCAGAATTAATGCACAGGAGCAGCGCTCTAGAGGCACTCAAGTATTGAGTGAAGAATTCAATGCAGATATCAGCGAATGATTGGCAGAAATACGTTAGTAAGCTATCTGCAATCAATACAAAAGCTGGAGAATTATTGCAAACGTACATTGATAAACATGGATTAAATGATATTGAGTCGGTAATAACATATGCACATGCTCTCGTAACAAAATATGGTGAAGCTGGTTCTGAATTAGCATGTCAGATGTATGATGCATTAGCTGAGGCGCAAGGAGCATATGTTAATCCTGCTGAGCCTGCAGCAATTGCAAATCGTCATGAGGTTGCTGGTGCTCTTTTGAAAACAAAGGGAACAGGGAATATGATTCCTGCAATAGAGAGACTTGTTAAAACGGCAGCTTCTGATACGATGCTAAAAAATGCAAAAAGGGATAACGCAGAATGGGCGTGGGTTTCACATGGTGATACTTGCGCTTTTTGTATGCATTTATCATCTTTGGGGTGGATGCCTGCTAGTAAAGCAATTCTAAGAGGTGAGCATGCTGAACATATTCATGCCAACTGTGATTGTGAGTTTGCAATACGTTTTGATGGCAAAAGTAATGTGGAAGGGTATGATCCACATAAATTTAAATTAATCTATGATAGTGCGGATGGTAAAACATCTTTAGATAAGTTGAATGCAATTAGAAGACAGATGTATCCCTTAATTAAAGAGGAAAGAAATGCGAAAAGAAGGGAATTATATGGAGCTAGAAAAGTACTCAATGCGCTAGATAATCCGTTCAAGGATCCAAATACAAAACTTGAAATTTCGATACAAAAACAAAGAAAGCATATTCCTGGAACAATTGAATACGAAAACTACAAAAGAGAGTTTGAAAAGGTTGGCCAATATGGACCTTCATTTTTATATATAAATGAGGACGACTGCAGGGAACTTGTTAAGAATTATCATGGGAAAGGATTTGTAAATACAGATGTATATGGTAAAATAATACCAGAGGAACTTATTGTGAGTAATGATATTGTGATTGGGGAGGCTGTAAATAATATAAATGGTAATACAGCACCAACAACGAATTTTAAAATACATTACAGCAAAGGTGGAACACACATTTCGCCAGATTATCCTAGTAAGAAGGGGAAAAGAGGTAGATAGTAATGGACCTACGTGATTTATATGAAAAAGTTATTGAAGCAAATGTCTGTACTGGCATCAAAATAACAGGTGAAGTTATTGATTTTTACCCGAGTTTTTTTTCTGATTCTGGGGAAGATGAAATTGATATATTTCCAAACGAAACAAACCATATTATTCGTGTAAAAAAGAGTGAGATTCTATCGGTAAAGATATTGTAGTTAAAATAAGAAAAATTTTATAAAAATTTATTTTGTAAATAAGCACGGAAACCCGTGCTTTTATTATGGCAACTCGTGCCTTAAACGAGGATGGAGGAAAAAATGAACGAAACTGTAGAACAGGGAAACGTCACTGTGGATGAAACACAGGAAAACAATGCTACTGTGAGCACAGAAAACACACAGGAAAAAACAGCACGTACTTTTACTCAACAAGAAGTTGATGATATTGTCTTGAAACGATTGAATAAAGAACGTGCAAAATTTGCGGATTACGAAGATTTAAAAGCTAAAGTAACAGATATTGATGTCTATAAAGAAAAGGCAGAAAAGACTGATGCACTGCAGGCACAGTTAGAGGCTATTACAAAAGCAAATGAAGTTAGAGATATTCGCGAAAAAGTGGCATCTGATACTAAGGTGCCGGCAAACTTATTGACTGGATTAACTGAAGAAGCTTGCCTTGAGCAAGCACAAGCAATTCTTGCATTTGCAAAGACAAATGGTTATCCAAGGGTTAAGGACTCTGGTGAATTGCAGAATATTCCAGCGGGATCCACTAAACAACAGTTTGCAAATTGGTTCAATGAAACAATAAATAAATAAAAGGAGAAAAAATTATGGCAGAAGGAATCAACACAACAACAATCAAATTACCATCTTCAGTTTCATCTGATATTATTCAGAAATTGCAGGAAAGCTCTGCAGTAATGCGTTTAGCACGTAAGATTGACTTACCAGGCAATGGTGTAACTATTCCTGTTATTACTGGTGACCCGGAAGCTGCGTGGGTAGCAGAAACAGATAAGAAGAAAGTTTCAAAGCCAGGATTAGCAACAAAGCTAATGAGTGCATACACGTTAGCCGTTATCGTTCCATTCTCAAATCAATTTAAGCGTAATGCTGAGGCTCTTTATGAAGCATTAGTAGACCGTTTACCTTTAGCGTTAGCGCAGAAGTTCGATAATACAGTTTTTGGTGGTGTTGCTGCGCCTGGTGAAAACTTCGATACATTAGCAACTGCAACAGCACAAGATTTAAAGACAGATGTATATAAAGGCTTAGTTGCTGCGGATGCTGATATTGCCAGTCATGGCGGTATTACAAACGGGTTTGTAATCTCTCCACAGATGAAGAGTGAATTATTACTCGCTGTAGATGCTAATAAGCGTCCATTATTCGTTAATTCTGCAGCTGATGGTGCTGTACCAATGTTATTGAGCGTTCCGACAGTTTCATCTAAGGGCGCGTATGTAGATGGCACTCCAAAGACATTAGGTTTTGCTGGCGACTGGACACAATCTGTATATGGAACGGTAGAGGGTGTTCAGATTAGCATCTCTGATCAAGCAACATTAACAGATGGCAGTACAACAATCAATCTATGGCAGCAGAATATGTTTGCTGTACGTGCAGAAATCGAAATTGGTTTCCGTTGCGACAAGTCCGTATTCAATAAGTTGACAAAGAGTGCGTAATGAAAGCATTTATTAATAAAATTACTGGAACATTAATGTATGTTGATGATTCTAGAGTAGATGAATATATTGAGGCAGGTTATGAACCTGCCTCAGATACAAATGAAGATGAAACTGTTTCTGAGGTAGAAAAGAATACGGATACAGACGAAACAGAGGAAGATTCAAAAAAGACTGATAAGAAGTCAGGAAAGAAAGGAGCGTAAGGATGGCATACGCAGAGATAGTTGATGTAGAAAAAGGCTTTCGCACATTTGAAGAAAATGAAAAAGAGAAGGCAACAGCACTGATTGATGAAGCAGGTGTCATTATCGATGCGTATGCTCCTCATGCTTCAAAAGATGCAAAGAAAGTTGTTACATGTCGAATGGTCAGAAGAGCTATTGGGGATGGTCAAGAAATGCAAACGTTTCCGATGGGAGCAACTCAAGGTAGTATTGGAGCTTTGGGATATACTCAATCGTGGACATTGAATAATGGCTCTGTTGGGGAACTTTACCTAGCTAAAACAGAAAAGCAGTTACTAGGTATTGGAAATAAACTTGGTTCTCATAGTCCTTTGGAGAGTTTGCTATGATGGTCGGAATAACAATCGTTCTCTATGATGATATAGAAAAAGGGAAGGACGAATTTGGCGAACCTATTGTCGAAAATACACCAATTGAAATTAGCAATGTTTTGGTTGCACCAACTTCCACAGAAGATGTTACTAATACGGTGAATCTGACAGGAAGACGTGCTGTATACACACTTGCGATACCTAAGATTGATACTCATGATTGGGAAAACAAGAAGGTGCGCTTTTTCGGAAAAGACTGGCGAACAATTGGCATCCCACAAGAAGGAATTCAATCGCTAATTCCACTATGCTGGAATAAGAAGGTAATGGTAGAGCGCTATGAGTAAGGCTCGCTTTAAGTTAGATAGAAAAGGCGTAGGTGAGCTTCTTAAATCAGCAGAGATGCAAAAGGTCCTACAAGAGCATGCTGGTCGTGTTCAAGGACAGATGGGTGAAGAATTTGAAACGTATATTGCAGGAACGCGTGCTGTTGTTGGCTCCAAAAGCCAAAAGGGTGATAAACAGGCGATGAAGGATAATAAACTGCTTAAAGCGTTGGGAGGATCTAGAAGAAAATGATAGAAACAGTAATCTATACATATTTAAGCAAGAAGTTATCTGTTCCTGCATATATGTCAGAACCGAAAACTCCACCTGAAAAATATGTTCTTATTGAACGAACTGATGGTGATGATAGAGAAGTTCGTGAAGCAACAATTGCAATCAAGTCATATGGTGGAACACTATTAGAAGCTTGCAAGTTGAATGAAGAGTTAAAGGATGCAATGAGAGAGATTGTTGAACTTAATGAAATTGCCAAATGCAAGTTAAATAGCGATTACAACTTTACAGATACAGAAACAAAACGATTCCGCTATCAAGCGGTTTTTAATTTGGTTTATTACCAATAGTTAGGAGAATAATAAATGCCAAAAACAAAAAATGTTTCGGTTGCTAAGCCGAAAATCACTGGTGCAATTTACAGAGCACCACTAAAAACAGCATTACCAGCAGATGCAACTACAGCCTTGAATGTAGCATTTAAAGAACTTGGATATGTTGGTGAAGATGGAGTTACAAACAATAACTCTGCTGATTCTGACAATATTAAGTCATGGGGTGGTGCTGTTGTTGCGACGACACAAAAAGAAAAAAAGGATACATTCAAGTTTAAGTTAATTGAAGCATTAAATACGGATGTACTTGCTACTGTGTATGGTTCAGGAAATGTTGAAGGAACTCTTGCTACAGGCATTAAGGTTTCAGCAAACGCAAAAGAACTAGACAGTGCTGAATATGTAATTGAAATCATCTTACGTAATGGAGTTGCAAAGCGTATTGTCATTCCAGAAGGTAAAATCTCAGAAGTTGGAGAAATTACATATAAAGATGATGAGTTAATTGCATATGAAATTACAGTTACAGCATTACCAGACGATAACGGTAATACTCATTACGAATATATTAAGGAAACTGCTGCTTAAGGAGATTGATTATGGCAAAGACAATTAAGAAAACAATTGCTATTCAAAATGATGAAACTTTTAAAGGTGTAACAAGAACTGGTTTTAACTTTGCAATTCCGAAAGAAAACTTTAATGATGCAGAATTATTAGAAGTTCTAATGAAGGTGGATGATGGAGAAGAACACTATATCCTAAAGGCTGCGGGTATGCTTTTGGGTAAGGAACAAAAAGCATCTTTATATGATCATTGTCGTAATAAAAATGGTAAGGTTCCAGCAGATAAAGTGATTGCAGAAATCGAAGACATTTTTAAAACATGTAAAGAAGTAAAAAAATAATTGCCCTTGCCAGGATGATCAAAACAGACCGTGATGCGTGGCTCTGTGATTTAGCAGAAACATATCATATTTTAGATATTACAGGGTTGTCGATTTTAACATTGGCAACCCTTTCTTTTGGTTTAAGGGAGGATTCACGCATCAAGATGTTGCTTTTAGATTCGAATGTACAAGTAGATAAATTAATGATGGCAATGATGATAGATAGATTGTCGTTACTATGGTGGGCCAAAACCAAAGATGGTTCAAAAGGTGTCAATCCACCAAGCATGCTAGTAGATAAATTGATGGGGACTAAGAACGATGAAGTTAATAGATTCTCATCTATCGAAGAATTCAAATCTGAATGGAACAGAATAGCAGGAGGAAATAAATGAGTAATTTAGGCTCTGCGTTTGTGCAGATTGTGCCTTCTGCGGAAGGTATTACAGGTTCAATTGCAAATGTGCTAGGTGCTGAAGCAGATAGCGCTGGTAAGGCTACTGGATCGAGACTGGTCGATACAATTAAAGGAGTTATCGTTGCGGCTGGAATTGGTAAAGCTTTGATGGCATCTATCAATGAAGGCGCTGCTCTTCAACAATCTCTAGGTGGAATTGAAACTCTTTATAAAGGTTCTGCCGATAGGATGAAGCAATATGCGAACGATGCTTTCGTAACTACTGGATTGAGCGCAAATGCATATATGGAAAATGTGACTGGCTTTAGTGCCAGTTTGCTATCGTCATTAAAAGGCGATACAGAAGCAGCTGCTGAAGCTGCTAATACAGCAATGATTGATATGGCAGATAATTCAAATAAAATGGGTACATCAATGGAATCTATCCAGATGGCTTATCAAGGATTTGCTAAACAAAACTACACCATGTTAGATAATCTAAAACTTGGATATGGTGGTACAAAGACCGAGATGGAACGTCTGTTAAAAGATGCGCAAAAGATAACTGGCGTTAAGTACGATATCAACAATCTAGCAGATGTATATTCTGCAATTCACGTTATTCAAAGTGAACTGGACATTACAGGAACTACTGCCAAAGAAGCAAGTACAACATTTACCGGATCATTTGCTGCGATGAAGGCTGCAGCACTTAATGTTATTGGTGGTCTATCGCTAGGGCAGGATATTACACCAGCTTTAGAAGGACTTGCATCTACTGTTGCTACATTCTTGTTTGGCAATTTTATACCAATGCTAACAAATGTATTAACTGGCCTGCCATCAATGGTTGTTACGTTCCTTAAGACAGCAGGTCCTATTTTTATTGAGAATGGAGCGCAGCTGGTCACGAATTTGATTGAAGGAATAGCGACTGGATATCCTGAGTTTATTGCTGGATTTGCAGAGCTTTTGGAAAATATTCCTCCAGTTGTAGAATCGAACTTTCCAACACTCATTGAAAATGGCGTTGCATTAATTTCGAATTTTGCAAATGGAATTATTCAAAAGATTCCTGATTTATTAAATGATTTTAATTACATTCTAATTGATATCTTTGCAATCATTACAGACTACCTACCAGTAATGTTAGAAGGTGGTGCAGATATTCTTCTGAACATCTTACAGGGACTTGTTGCTGTCTCTTATACCCATGTAGCGCTGCCGACGAACTCACCAGTAGTCTAACCATAGTAGTCTGTTACTATTAACAATACATAA